CTTGCAGACTAATCACGGGGTGGGCTATGATCGTGCGGCCGGAATCGACAATGTAAACTATGGCACGAATCCTTATCGTATGATCTGCGAGACTATTTTTAGTCTGGCAGAAAATTACGAGCATCCTTATCGCAGTACCCGGATTGATCGGAACACGCAGGCCGCTGTCAAGCAGTATGTGAATTTCATGTACGACAGTGAATGGAAGCGTCAACAAGATGAATGGATCATGCGTGATGGTATTATGCAGTTACACTATGCCGGTATTCCGTTCTTGTTAGTGGCCAACAACTTGTGGACTAGCAATACTGTGCGTGATGCATTTCCGAGTGTGGTTCCGGATAAATGTTTTACACTACGCTATGAAGATACGCCAGCATATAGTACAAATGCGTGGCCATTTACAGGCGGGGATCCTGGCTATCATGGAGATCCCCGTAGTCAAGAATACCTAGCAGATATCTATTACAAATTAATTCGAGAACAGTGGCAACTATGACAGACAATTTTGATTGGTTCAAAGACAACGGCATTTACATGCCCATGATCAACGACACAGGCCGCAACATTTTTTACAAAGCCGCTATAGAATCAGCGGTAGCAGGAAAAGTTGTTTGTGACATTGGTACTGGGTCGGGACTACTTAGTATCATTGCGTCCAAGGCCGGAGCCACCAAAGTGTATGCTGTAGAAATGGATCCGGGTCGTGCGGCTTTTGCAGAAGAGATGTTTGCCAAGCTGGGATTAACCAATATAGAAGTCATTAAAGATAATTTTTTAAACACAGACATTCATGCTGATATATTTGTCAGTGAAACCATCGGTAGTCAAGTGTTCAATGAAAATATTATTGCCATTGCTCAACATGCCTTGCGTCATGGTGGGGAGTTTATACCTGCACAGTTTGATTTGCGGTTGGCTCTGTATGAAAATCATCCTATATTTCCCATGGTACAATTTAAAAGTGATGCGTATCAATTCCAGCCAGACATTGACATAGACCCAACTTACGAAGCAATTATTAACAGTACATTTCAAACAAAACATCCGTTATTAGATACATTGTATCGAGCAAACTGTATGCATGATTTGTTTAGGGAGTTACCAAAGTTTAAAGATCTTAAACTAACTAAACTTTACGAAACAGACCCAGTGGTGGTTGATTTAAATCATGCAGACATCAACAACATTCGTATACGTATACCCAACTCAGCTATTCCTTTGAACAGAGATGTTTGTGCAGTATTGTTTTGGACCGCACGGTCAGGCAATCATGCAATGGAACTAACTGATACTATTTGGGGATATCCGGATAGAATTATTTTAAAACACCTACGCAAGTCAGGTGCTGGTATCGAAACCTGGTATGATCACAGTATTCAAGATTGGAGATTTAGTTTTTGAAAGCCATTGCCGCAGTAGCACATCCTGATGATTGTGTAATATTTGCCCGCCCATATATGGATGCCCATCCTGAATACGAGTGGCATATTGTTTATCTGACGTACAATAGTACGGATCCAAGAGCCCGTGAAGTATCAGCATACTGGAACGCCCGTGGAGTAACTACAGAGTTTTTGGGTTTTCGAGATGACTATGAAGACCAACAGACACAACAGTTTAATTTTTGGTCCTGCACAGATGCTATGGGCAGTTTAATCAATGCCTGCAACACCGCAGACTTGATCCTGACACATTATGAAGATGGTGACTATGGGCACATACATCATAAACTAGTACATCAAGCAGTACGGAAATTGGCTATTGATCAGGTTTACTTTGCCAGCACTTTCAATTATAATACAAGATATATTGCAAAGGACAATTTACCGTTAGATCAATTTCCCTTGCACCGTGATGTCATTGAGCAGTTTAGTGATGTTAATTGCGGACTTTACATAGAACAAAAATGAGAATATTAACACTAGACAATCGCAGTTTTGAAATGAACGAAATCCCGGATGAGGTAGAGGATCTGAGATTTTGTGTACTAGACAACAGTGATCCCAAAGAACCCGATTATTTTTATATTCCCTTGATCTTTTTAGAGAGTTTTAACAGTCCTGCCCTGGTGTTACGCATTGGTGACAGTATTATCAAGATGCCAGTGGATTGGCAAATCTTAATCGGAGAGCCAGACTTGGGTGATCTTGAAGTGGTGCCACTCACAAGTATTAACGATCGTGGCTTTAGTGTGTTTTGCTTCAACCCAATGAGTAGTTTTAGACCCGAGTTCAAACCAGTTGAAATTGTAGACATCTATCAAGATGTCAAATGGTACTTTCCAAAACTAAAGCCTGGGCAGATGTTGGCCATACCCTTGGAAGAAAATGCAGAGAAACCTTTGTGTGCTTATTTTGTCAAAGACATATCAAGGCAAAGTGAAGTAGTAAACTACAGTAAATGTTGGTAAGGAGATAACATGGGACGACTTAAAGAAAATGCCGCACTCATATACGAACGTGTTGACGATATAGTATATTCTAGAGAGTTTGGAGCAGACCCTGCCACCCGAGTGCCGGTGGGGTGGGACTATGATTCGCGAACTCCCGACGGTAGACCCCTGCGTGACCATATTCAGGAAGACAAGATGTGGGGCGAAATTAGGCGCTTGGCACGAACCAATGCTACATTACAAGCCGAAGTTGATCGCGTGATAGCAACATATCATTTACTCAAAGACAATGGATAAACTAGCCATCTCAAATGAAATGCTACAGTTCGATCGGAAGAACCGTGGGTTCTATGATGACTTAACCGAAGACGAAAAGAAAAAGTTTAGTCCGTTCTTGATGATTCGTTGGGGCGCAACAGTAGAGGGTGATGCAGACCTACAAGCCTACTATCTAATGAGTGCCAATGAGCGACTTAACAAACATTTCTTTGACATCAGCACTACACAACATAAAAAATTCCATTGGTTGTTGGCCAGTACAGTTAGTCCGGGCATGGGCAAGCAATATCACAAATGGTTAGCAGGTACCAAAAAAGAAAACACCAATAAGGCCAGTAAGTTCCTGCGCGAAATGTATCCCACAGCCAAGGAAGATGAAATACAACTAATGGTGGAACTAAATGACAAAGATGAACTCAAACAATTGGCCCGCGCACACGGATGGGACGACAAAAAGATCAAAGAGTCATTCTGATGCAACGGTTAGTGGTCAACGGTTGTAGTTATATGGAAACGTATGCCCTAGGCGGCGGGCATCGAGACTTGGCTGATAGATTGGGAATTGCACAAGCAGACACATTGGCCATTGGTGGTAGTGCCAACAGTCGCATATTACGCACCACACTCAAGCACAGTTATCAAACCGCAGAGCCTACACTTTATGTAATGGGATTGACTTTTGTTAGTCGCAGTGAAATACCTATCTGCACAGTGGACAATGAAAATACCAGCTTCGAAGGTCGTTGGATAAATCCGCAAAATCAAGAGTTTAGCGATCGCTGGGAACATTTTTGGAATCGAGGGCTTAGTGAGCAGTTTGTTAAGATGAAACTAATGACAGAGCTGTACAGTCTGATAGACAGAACTGAAGATCTAATGTACCAAACCTTGTCGGCTATTACAAACATACAGAGTCGTGGGCATAGTGTGTTAGTATATCAGCAGGCTGATGACAGTTACCACTGCCATTTAACTGCTCCGCGGTTAAAACAGTTTCAATTGAGTAAAAACATCATTGACGGATTTAGTTGGTGTGCTATACAATATCAACACAGCCATGGGGTAGTATCTAATCGAGATCAGGGCCTTGGTAACTTTATAGGACCACAGGGAGTTCCAGAAAATATTTGCCACCGAGCACAGGGTGAGCATCATGTACTTAACGAATTTCTAGTAGATTATGTCAGACGAAACAACATCATATAAATGTCGTTACTGTGAAAAGGAGTTTCGCAAAGAGTCCACGCTGACTGCACATCTGTGTGAGCAGAAACGGCGCTGGCAACAGGAACGAGAAACAGGTGTGCAGTTTGGACTTAGGGCATATCTACAGTTCTATCAATATGCACAGGGTAGTGCTAAGTTGAAGAGCTACGAGGACTTTGCGGCCAGCCCTTACTACAATGCATTTGTGAAGTTTGGTAGGTACATGGTTGGTGTCAGAGTCATTAATCCCACAAGTTTCACTGACTGGTTGTTAAAGAATAATAAGAAGTTAGATTATTGGTGCAAGGACACACTATATACAGAGTGGTCGCTTGAATACATGAAGCGAGAAGCTGTACAAGATGCACTAGAGCGTGCCCTAAAGGAAATGCAAGATTATGCGGATATCAATCCAGAGCTTAAAAACGGATTTAGTGACTATTTTCGATATGGCAATAGTAATCGCATTTGCCATCATATTGTCACCGGTCGTATTAGTCCTTGGATTGTATTCAATTGTGCTAGCGGTGTTGCGTTTCTTGATCAGTTGGCTGAAGACCAAGTGGCTATGATTATACCGTGGATTGATCCTGAATATTGGCAACGTAAATTTACAGATTACCTAGCGGATACTGAGTGGACCAAGACAGTACTAGCACAGGCGGGACTATGAAATTTCAGTCAGACATTGACATAGACTTTGGAGATCGCACACAAGCGTTGAATTTGTTGCGACATCATCCTGCCGGAATCATGCGTGATGGCGATTTGATACGACACAACACCGGTGTTTATGTCACAGACATTCCCACAGATCCATTTACAGGCATAGCCAGCATAGATCACAAGGTGGCTGAAGATCGCGGATACACCAAACTAGACTTTTTGAATGTGTCATTATATACGCAGATTAAAAGCGAGCAACATCTTACAGCACTGATGGCACAAGAGCCTGTTTGGGACTTGTTGCAAGACAGAGATTTCTGCGGCCTGCTGATACATATTGGCAATCATTACGACACCCTGATGAAAATGCCCGAGCCTGTTGATAGCATTGCTAGATTGGCCATGTTCCTGGCCATTATACGCCCGGGCAAGCGGAATCTAATAGGACTGCCCTGGGCCAAAGTGGCTGAAACTATCTGGACCGCCACAGAAGACGGGTATGTGTTTAAGAAAGCACACGCTGTGGCCTACGCACATCTGGTGGCAGTACACATCAACTTGATTGTTGAAGGTATCAGTTACGAATACAGTTAATTGGTTCTACGAACCAGGGTGATTGATCTGCGCTTGCTACGGCGCATACTCATTTCTTTCAGGCTTGTCTGCGGCCCATACTTGATTTCCACATCTTTGCTGTTCATGGTTTTAACACAGAACTTGAACAGGAACCAATCTTGCTTTAAAAACACATTGATTGGGATAATTCTATTGCTTTCCCACCACCAGACTTCTCCTAGTTCTAGGAAGCGTGTCTTTTGCTCGGGGGTTTTCAAGCTACCGTAGTCGTAGATTGTGGTAATTTGCTCGTCGGCATTTTGTACTATGCCCACATAATCGTTGCCTCCATAGACAATGTACGTCAGGTACGGATATTTTTCTAATAATGCCTTAATGTCTATTTCCACTTTTATAATAAATATGTTAAAGATCGCCCATAATGCAGACTATCAAAACATATTTATACGACCAAATTGCGGAGGTTCAATTTTTGGACTCTGCCGTTTTCACAACAAGGAATCGCCAAGTGTACAGCAGACCAATCAAAGTCTATCAAGGCATAGACAACCCCGTTCAAGTTATAGTCAAGAATCAAGATCAAAAAACAGTGAACCTCACTGGGTATAATATTGTGGCAAGTGTACAAGATCCAACAAACCAAATAACAATAGCAGATTACATAGTTACTTGGGCAAATGTTCAACTTGGTCAGGGAACTTTCACGTTAGATAATGCAACTATAAGCAGTCTTGAACAAAGGTTTTATAAACTAACCTTTAAACGAACTCTGATTAGCGAAGGCACTCAAACCCCACTATACATTGATGACAATTACGGAGTTCCGTTGGACTTGGAAGTTCTCCCGGCTTATTACTCCAATGTTGCGGTATTGACCGACACATACACCATGGATGGTGGAACTATTTAAGGCAAGATACATGGCAAATATTAACATATCACAAATTTTATTAAAGCGCGGGAATACTGCTAGTGCCGGCGCCTATGTGGGGCCACTGGGTGAGGTGGTGATAGATACTGGACTGAAATCATTACGTGTGCAGGATGGCGCAACTCCGGGCGGAATGAGCACATTGGTCACCCAGGCGGATTTGTCCAATGTTGCTTCTGCTATTGCAGGTATTAGCAGTTTAGGAAATGTTTCACAATTATTAGCAAACTTGCAGGGCACAAACACAGCGGCCATTACTTCTAATGTTTCCACATTGTTCAGCAATGCGGCCGCTCAAGCTGGCTTGATCAATATCATTAATGCCAACATTGTTGCAGTCAATGCCGCAATCATCACAGCCAATACTACACAATCAACTCAAATCACCAGTTTACAAAGTCAGATCACCGGCGCCAACGCCGCGATCGTCACAGCCAACACAGCAATGAAAGGCTATGTTGACACACAAGTCACCAACTTGACTGCCAACGACGTGATTCAGAGCAGTCAGATAGCAGGAGCCAATGCCGCAATCATCACAGCCAACACAGCAATGAAAGGCTATACTGATTACCAAATCA